TATTTTCTCCTGGTCCGTTAATTTTTAAACTTAGAAAAGCTTTAAAAGATTTTACGACAGAAGATTATTTATTATTAACTGGAGATCCTGCAATTATTGGTGTAGCGTGTTCGATAGTTTCTGACATAACTAATGGTAAATACAATTTACTAAAATGGGATAAACAAGAAAGACAATATTATCCTATTCAAATTAACTTATATGAAAGAGGAAAGATAGATGAATAATATAGACTTTGAGGAAGACCAAACAAAGATGTTAGGTAAGACTGAAAATATTCAGTCACTAGCGGACCAAGTGGAAAAACTAAATACTTTAGATCAACAAGTAGCATTATTAGAAAAAGATCTAAAACAAAAAAAGAAAGACTTTGAATATTTATCAGGAGAAGTTATTCCAACGATGATGGCTGAGATGGGTTTATCTCAACTTAAATTAATGGATGGTTCTTTAATAGATGTTAAACCAAATTATAGCGCAAACATTACTATTGCTAATAGAGATGCTGCGTTTAACTGGCTTCGTACCAATGGACTAGGAGATATAATCAAAAACGAGATATCCGTATCTTTTGGTCGCAACGAAGATAACAAGGCAGCTGATTATGCTGCTCTTGCATCAGAGCGTGGGTATCAACCGACACAAAAGTTGAAGGTTGAGCCCATGACTCTCAAAGCGCTAGTTCGGGAGCGTATAGAATCGGGCAAAGAAATGCCTACCGAGCTTTTCAACGTTTTCGTTGGAAATAAAACAACAATAAAAAGGAAACAATAAACATGAACCAAGTAATAAAAAAAGAAGAAGCAGGCGCATTAGCTACAAATATGTTTGAAGCAGATGCAAATCATGGCATAGAAAATATGTCGCAAGAAGACCTTGCATTACCTTTTCTGAAGGTGTTAGGACAACTATCACCGGAAGTTAATAAGGCACATGCAAAGTATAAAGTAGGTGCTGAACCTGGTATGATATTTAATACAGTTAGCGGTCAATTTTTTGATGGCTCTAAAGGTGTTGATATTATTCCTGTTCATTATCAAAGACAGTTAGTAGAATGGCAAGACAGGGGAGCCAGTACTGGTGCTCCAGTTGCGATTCATAACGCTGAAAGTGATATCCTGAGTAAAACAACTCGTGATAAATCTTATAAAGATAGATTACCTAATGGTAATTATATTGAAAACACAGCAAATCATTTTGTGCTTATGTTAGGGGATTCACCTACAACAGCATTGATTTCTATGAGAGCTACTCAATTAAAAATTAGTAGAAAATGGAACTCAATGATGATGGGGATTAAACTGCAAGGTAAAAATGGTATGTTTACTCCGCCAACATATAGCCACATTTATAAACTAAAGACTGTTCAGATGTCAAATGACAAAGGAACATGGTTTGGATGGGACGTATCACAAGTTGGTCCGGTATCAGATAAAGTTGTTTATGATATGGCTAAAAATTTTGCAGAGCGTGTAAGCGCTGGCGAGATTGCAGCTAAACCTGAAAATCAAGAACAACCTAAAATTGAAAAAATAGTTTTATAAGTTCCTAGGAAATTGGGCGGCGAAGCGAGAGTGGATCCGCCCACAATAAAATTATGAATGAAATTAAAAATATAAATAACGGGCCAATTACTTACGGGGATTGGTATGATCTGGGATACACTTTGGTGCCATGCGAGGCAGGTAGGCCTAAAGTTTTAAGCTGGAGCAGTCCAGATTTTAAAATAACGAAAGAAGAATGGAAAAACAAACACACAGACAAAGAAATAGGATTAAGATTAGATAACGTAGTAGATTTAGATATTGATAATAATCGTGCAAAAGTTTTTGCAAATAAATATTTACCAAATTGGCCTACAATATCTGGTAGAGAACATAACCCCACAAGCCATTATTGGTTTAAAGCAAGATTACCGGCACAGAAATTTTCATTACCAAAAGACCTTGAAAGATATGTTGAACATGCGGTACATGGACAATGTTTATGTGAAATAAGAAGTACGGAAACATGTTATACCATCGTTCCAGGCTCATTACATAGTAAACATAGAGAACATGTAAGATGGGAAAAGTATGAAGGCTTTAAAGAATACCCCGGTGATTTAAATAAAATCCTAAGAAAGATAACTTTAGCTACTGCTTTATCTATTTTGTATGCACCTAAAGGTCAACGTGATGAATATTGTACGGCTATTGCTGGAGTTTTAATTAAGCAAACAGATTGGGAGGATACTGAAATTAATGATTTTATTTATGACATTGCAGTAGAATCTAATGACGATGAATCTGAAAATAGAAAAAATAAAGGTTCAACAACAAGAAAATCTAAAAAACCATTTGGCATGCCTAAACTTGCAGAAATAATTGAATGCAGGACTGAAAGTATTGCAACAGTATTTAGTTGGATAGGTGTCCAAGATAAATCATTAGTACAAGTTAAACAAATAGCTGATGACTCTATGGGTGAAATTGTCGAGTATGGTGAGGACAGATATAAAATAGAAGTAACAGGAAAATTAGAAGGGAAGTCTTTTACGAAAACAATCACAATTGACGGACCAACACTTATGAACCAATTAAAGTTTTATGATGCTGTTGTAACTCAAGCTCAAGTTTGGATTCCAAAAATGAAAGCGGCACAGTTTGAGGAGATTATGAGAATGAAATTTGAATCAAGAACTAAATCAAAAGACTACGTGGCAGAAGCTGCAGAGTCTAATAAGATTAAGAAACATTTTACTAATTATATTAAACTGAAAAAAGCATATACAAGTAAATCAGAATTATTTAATTATGGAAACCCTTATTTAAATCAACGGGCTAATGAATTAGAATTTAGTTTAAATGGGTTTGAGGATTATTTAGAAGAACAAAGAGTGAGTTACAAAAAACGAGTAGATCTTGTACTTTTAGTACAAGACGTATTAAATGCTAAAAGAAAAACAGGGACCTACCTAACAAAATCTTTAGTTTCTTGGGTAATAAAGGATCCTGAAATTCAAAATGAAGATATTCTGCTAGCAGGGAAAAGTGAAGAAACGGAGGAAATAAATTTTGAACAAGCCTAGATTTATTGCAGGTCCTCCAGGTACAGGTAAAACTCATAAATTTATTGTAGATATGTATATGAAAGCTTTAGAAAAATATACTCCTGAAAAAATTATAATTTTATCTCATACTAACATAGCAGCTAATGAAATTAGAGATGCTATTTTTGATTTAAAAAATTTAAAAAATGAAGAAGGACATTATATATTTCCACAATTACGAGGGATTACTAAAAAAGCAATGAAGCATAGAGTATGTACCATCCATACTTATTGCAAAAGTAGATTATTAAAAAAAGAAATGTTTAATTTACACAATCATAAAGAATTAATAAACAAAGATAGTCGTTTTAATCTCCACAGGGAAGACGACATACAACGTAAACATAGATTTTATAAATACTTATCAGACGCTGACGGACATGGAGAAACTTTAGATAAGTATTGGATTAAATGCAATCAAAAATCTTTTGATCCATATGGTTTAACATTAATTAAAGAGTTACTTCCACTTTATGAAAAATATAAAAAGGGTCACAATCTTTGTGATTTCTCTGATATGATAAATAATTTTACACGTCAAACGTATAATGAAAAAACTAAACAACTGGAAGACGATGTAAAAGATCCAGATATAGATATGTTAATTATAGACGAATGTCAGGATTGTAATGTACCTCAAAGAAAAGCTATTGATAAAATGGCAAGAAACGTAAAAGAAGGCCATTACTATTTAGTTGGAGATGCAGATCAAACCTTATTTGAGTATTCAGGATCAGATGCAAAATATTTTCACAACTTAGCTGCAAATCCTTATTATGAATTAAAAGAAGGCAGTAGATGTGGTGAAGCTATTAATACATATTGTAAATCGATCATACACGATGTTTGGGAGGAGTATAAGTCTCATAGAGTGTGGACTCCAGCAAAATATCAAGAAAAGCATAAAAAGGGCCATATAGGGGAAGTCATTAAAGGAACAGGTTATTATTTACCAGATTTAAAACCATCGGGAAATTTAAATAAGCTTTTAGATAAAATTAAAAATACTGAGGAAACATTTCTATTTACTTATAGAGGAACTCCAAGCGATGTACGTTGTACAGATTTCCTTATGGCACAAGGTATAGAATTTGCTCCAGTAAGTAAGCCTGCATTTGTAATTAAAAAAGAATTAAGAGCTCACAAATTATGGCCAGAGTTTATTAAAGGTATTCCAATGGATCTTACTCAGATAAAACATTTTTGTGAATATTTAAGTAAGGATTTGATTATTGGAGATAAATCTAAAGCAACAGAAACTATTAAAAAATGGATTAAAAAAGATTACACTGTGGATTATTTAATAGATAATAAATTACTGAAATCTACTTGTAAGGGACATAAGGATTTTGATCTAATAAGAGCACCGGTTAACAAACATAAAGAACGAATGGAATATATAAAAAAGGTTTTATATAAAGGTTTTGATTTTGATAAAAAAGTTAGAGTTGAATATGCAAACATTCATACTGTTAAAGGTTTAACATATGATAATGTTATTGTTGACGAAACTATCGTTAATAAAGATCCTTACTTCACTTCAAGAAGATTACAATACACTGCATACAGCAGAGGAATTTTTGACTATTGGAGATTAGCAAAAATGTCCGGAAAAAAATACTTTACAATAGGAAAGAAAAATGAGTGCTTATAAAAAACAAGTAGGAGGATCACATTATAAAGATATGGCGATTCAACCAGCAGATTTTATTAATAAAAACAAATTACTTTTTGCAGAAGGAAATGCAATTAAATATATTTGTAGACATCAGTCAAAGGGTGGATTACAAGACATAGAGAAAGCTATTCACTACTTAGAAATGATAATAGAAAGGGATTATAAATAATGTGTGACGTTCCACAACTCAATGAGTTAAATTTAGAAGGTATTGATATTGTTGCAATTGACTTAGAGACTTACGATCCTAATTTAAAAACAAAAGGATTAGGCGCTGTAAGAAAAGATGGTTTTGTTACCGGTATTGCAATCGCTACTAAGAACCAGACTTTTTATTTCCCTATCGCTCACCACATGACTGAGAATTTAAATACCAAAGAAACTTGGGCTTATTTAAATGAAAAGATATTTCAAAACAAAAATATACGTAAGGTATTTCATAATGCTATGTACGATGTATGTTGGATTAGATCAGCAACTGGAGATATGCTTAAAGGAGAGCTATTAGATACCATGATTGCAGCATCAGTTATTGATGAAACTAGAATGAAATATTCTTTAGATTCTATCAGTAAAGATTATTTAAATGAAACTAAATACAAATATGATTTAGCTGAAAAAGTTTTAGAGTGGTCTAATGGAATGATAAAAGATCCAATGTCTAATATGCACAAACTGCCTCATCATTTAGTAAAAGATTATGCAGAACAAGATGTTAATTTAACATTAAAACTGTGGAGCCTATTTGAAAAAAAATTAGATGAAGTATTATATACAAAAACTAATCCAGATGGAAGTAAAGAATATAAAACATGTAGAAAGATATTTGAATTAGAAACTAAATTATTTCCTTGTTTGGTTGACATGAAGTTTAAAGGCGTTAGGATAGATGTCGAAAAAGCTAAGACACTTGGAAAACTTCTAGAAAAACGTAGGGATAATTTATTAAAAATTATTAAGAAACATACTAATGTTGATGTAGAAATATGGGCTGCTTCTTCTATTAAAGCTTTGTTAGAGCATGAGAAAATTACCGATTACGAAAAAACAAAAGATAGGAAGAAAAAATTAAAAGATAAAGATGGTAAAATTCTTCTTGATGAAAAAGGGGAAGCTAAAATAGAATTAGTTCCATCTACTACTCCTAAACTTCCAAAAGATTATTTAAAGACTCATGAAAATCGTTTCTTAAGAATGATTGTAAAAGCTAGAGAATGTGACAAAGCTAAAAATACTTTTGTTGAAGGCTTATTAGATTTTGTCCATGAAGGAAGAATACATGCAGATATTAATCAAATTAGATCAGATCAAGGGGGAACGGTTACTGGAAGGTTCTCAATGTCTAATCCTAACTTACAACAAATTCCATCTAAAGGAATCATCGGTAAAAAGATGAGAGAACTTTTTATACCTGATGAGGGCTGTGTGTGGGGATCATTCGATTACAGTCAACAAGAACCACGGATTGTGGTCCACTATGCTTTAACTTTATATCCTTATAAGAATCCTGATATTGAGATGCCTAATAATTTAAGAGAGAGTTTAGAACAGATTGAAGAGTCTTATAAAATATCCGATGTAGACTTTCACCAAGTTGTTGCAGACATGGCTCACATATCACGGACCATGGCCAAGACAATTAACCTAGGACTTTTCTATGGTATGGGTAAAATAAAATTAGCCAGCGAATTAAATTTAACTAAAGCTCAAGCTAGTGTTTTGTTTAATACTTATCATGAGAAAGCTCCGTTTGTTAAGAAGTTATCTCAGGATTTGATTGAGTTTGCAGAAGATAATAAACTATTATTTACATTGGGAGATAGATTTTGTAGATTTAATAAGTGGGAAACTAAAGACAGATCATGGAATAATACAATTAATAGATATGAGCCAGTTCCAATATTATCAGAAGATGACGCAAAGAGAGCTTTTAAAGCTGAATTATTAGATAAGTATAAAGATCACATAGCTGATAATTATATGGGCGACTTTACTAAACATTATAAACCTGCATTTACTTACAAAGCTTTGAATAGGTTAATTCAAGGTAGTGCGGCAGATATGACTAAGAAAGCTATGGTAGACTTATACGAGCAGGGAATTTTACCACAGATACAAATACACGACGAGTTGTGTTTGTCTATTGATAGCGAAGAAACTGCTAAAATAGTAAAAGAAACTATGGAGAATGCTATTCTTCTTAAAGTGCCTAACAAAGTAAATTACAAATATGGTAAAAATTGGGGGTCAATAAAATGAGCCTATTAAAACAAATTGATAAAGCTGCAATAATGTGGAATAAGACTAAAAATCCTATTTACAAAGATTTATGGTATAATCTTTTAAAAAAAATAAAATATGTCTTACCTAAATGCTAATATCCCTGTACAATACGCACAAATAAAAAAGGAGTATTTATATGATCTTAAAAAACATCATGGAGAAGTTGAAGACTGTATTATCTTCGGTATTACATCACTTACAGGACGTGCTATATTATGGCATGCCATCATGGAAAACGGTGCGATCTTTTATCGCCTACCCTTATCGGCTTTTATTCAACGTGGTTTTCAACCACAAACTGTTCCCATTAAAAGACTTGATGAACTGGAATTGTGGAATAGTTTTTCTTATTACCCTGCTATTACTAATTGGGATATTTTAAGCGCTTCATCCGGAAAATATATAGGTAAAGACAAGAAGTGGCACCACGGAAAATATTTATTTACCATTGACTGGGCTCACCCAGATGCTAATGTACTTAACTCTGATCATTCAGAAATTCCGCATGAACATAAATGCGCTCACATAATTGCGTTAGACGACGGCAACTATGCGGCTCAGCCAAACAACAGATGTATATGGGATCTGCCTTCATTTACAGTTAAGGATAATATTCCTGACTGGAAAGTACAAACTTCAACATGGGATGTTGAAGATTCTGGAAAATGGAGAACAGAAAATACTGATAACTATTTTTATAAAATAGAGGAAAAAACAAATGGAAAAAAAGATTAAAAATGAATGTAAAAAATGCGGTCATGAGTGCCATTGCCTGGATGTTCTCCACACAGATGTGTACGGTATATGTACTTGTGATACTTGTGAGTGTGATGACCCTAAAAATTCTGGGGAGGAATGTTTGTCATGTCAATAAAGGAGAGCGCCAGGATGGATTACAGATTTACAGCATTATTAATTGTGTTGATGGTGGCCCTGGCTTTATTAGGTGGACCGGCAGAGTATAATACACCATGAAGTTTATATTAATAATATTTTTATGTTCCTTTATAAATGATCAATGCTTAGATCCAGTAGAAATAAAGCATGAATTTAATTCATGGAAAGAATGTACTATTGCTGCATTTGAAGTATCTAGAGAATTAATAATTGCACAAGAAGATAGCTTTATTAATAATAATAAAATAGCAACTAAATTTGTATGTAAAGAAGTAGACAGAGTTTAAAATGAAAATGAATATTAAGAAAATTATAGGATTTTTAACTACTGCTTTATTTGGAATTTTAGTATGGGCATTAATAACTTTAATTGAAATTAAGGGTGATCAACAGCACATAAAAGGTGAGTTAAATGGCATTGACAAAGCTATTAGTAGAATATATGGTTTTATAAATTCTACTAAATAAAAAATAATGAAAAAGAAACATTTTAAAATCCAAGCAGAAGTTGTACGAGGAGAATGTCCTACTTGTAGTGAAGTCACAACATTAGTTGGAGTATCTTCTCAATTTTATAGATGCATGGAATGCGGTGCAGATTTAGAACAACATGTTAATGGTAAAATAAGTTATCTGCCTATCATGTCTTCAAGAGTAGATGGTGCCAAGCCTTATGTTAAAGACTGGAAATAATGCCATTTAAATCTGATAAACAAAGAAAATATTTATTTAAAAATAAACCTAAAGTAGCAAAAAAATTTGCAAAAGATTCTAAAAAGAAAACTCATAAAATGCCCGATGGTACTATTATGAAAGGTGCCAAACACCGATGAAAAAATCAAAGAACGCGGACCACGCACCACGAGATCAACACAAAAAACGGCCTAGAACACACAAAAAATCATTAAATAAGGCAGAAAAAAGGCAAAAAAATAAAAAATATAAAGGTCAAGGTAGGGGTTGACAAACATCATTTAGTATCCTATATATAAAGGATATGAAAGAAACTAAAATAGAAACACCAGAAGAAAAGTTAAAGAAAGAAAATAAAGAAATACACGATAAGTTAAAAAAAGAAATAAAAACACTAAAGAAAGAAGCTAGACCTTATATTGCATACGGGAGATTAATTTTAACTGCAGCTAAATCGGAATACGAACCTAAAGAAGTCGTAGAAGGTTTAAAATTTGCAGCTGAACAAATTAATAAAAAGAATTGGCCTCTTGTTGAAAGGGTAGGAGGAATTTCTGGAGATTTAATGGCTAGGGGGTCCTGTCCAAAATGTGAAATAAATTTAGTGGGAGAAGATCTTAAACCAATGGAGTTCACAATGCCTTGTGTAATTAAAGATTGCCCCTTCGATGAGAAGGAACAATTAACAGAATAGATAATATGAAAAAAGTAACAATAACAAGCAAAAACATAAATCAAAAGCAGTGGAGCAATCTACTATTGGAGCTTAATTTAATTAAAACTGCATGGAAAAACTATGCAAAATTAGAAATGCAAGCCCTAGGCTTAAAAAAAATACTAGCAGCTGGTCAGAAAACCAATGAAGTTAATAAAGAAGAATAATTAATACTTGACTATGTAGGAGTTTTTCTATATAGATAATATAACAAAGGAAAGAAAATGACTGACATAACTAAATACAGAAACGTATCTTTAACACATAGTACGTATAAAAAATTGATAGCAATATCTAAGGTACTTTTACCTGAAGCACCGTTATCAATTAGTAAAACCATAGAATCAATTACAAATGAAAAAGTAAAAAAATTAAATGGAAAACTTAAAAAATCGTAGACATTCGGCAATCTGTAATGATTGCAATGGCAATGGATATATTAGTAATAAGTCTAGAGAACTTATAATACAATGTAAGACTTGTGATTCGGAAGGAGAAATTTATATATATGAGCCTGAAGATCTTGAGTTTGACTTTGATGATACTACTATCCGGTTGCATTAAGGATTTACAACCAAATCCTTATACAACGATATTAAAACAACTTATGAAAGTAGAAAAATGAACGACAACTTTAAATTAGATATAGGCTATATTGCAGGAGTGTTTGATGCAGATGGATCAATATCTTTTAAACAATATCCTAAGAAAAGAAAAGGTTCTAAAAAAGATTATAAAACTTGGGATATTAGATTAGAATTATCTATGACTTGTAAAGAAGTAGTAGAATTAGTCCATAAAACTTTAATGGTAGGTACAGTTCGAGAAAAACCTCCCGGAAAAGGTCAATTAGGTAAAAAAATGCAATACCGTTGGCGTTGTAGTTTTAGAGACGCTTTACATGTATGTAAATTATTTTGGCCTTATGCAATTGTTAAATTACATAAAATAGAACAAATTATTGATCATTATCAACCAGATATACAAGATCTCAATGATAATGTAGTTGAACTTGATAGATTTAGAGATAACATATGGTTTAAGAAATGAAAGAAAAAATAGATACACTTAAATATGGAAATTTAGACTTACCGGTAACAGATTGTAAAGTTTATTTTACAAATAGATTTGGTAAAAAATATGAGGTTAAATTAACTAGATTGATACAAGTATTTAATAATAATGTCTGGAACAACAGTAAGAGTGTTAAATGAATTATAAACCTTTACCTAAAGGATTATTTATTAAAGATTCGAATATCGAAGGCCAGGGATTATTTACAAATAGAGATTTAACCGTAAGCTGTAATTTAGGGACCACTCATTATGAAATCGATAAGATGTTCATTAGAACGCCTCTAGGGGGCTTTATTAACCATAGTAATACACCTAATTGCTCTAGGAAGGAAATTCAAGTTGGACCGAGTTTTGTTAAGTGGGACGTTATCGTTGTTGAAAACATAGCAGCAGGCGATGAACTAACGTTAAAATATACTATGTACAATCCAAAGGGAAACAAATGCTAAACCAATACTATATTAATTATTTTTCAAAGTCTGATGGTAAGAAAATAAAACGACCTTACGATCCACATTCTGAAAAACAACATGAGTTTATCGCAGGAAGCGGTAATCTTTGTAAACGATACTGGGATACTAGTAAAAAAGGTCTAAGGACTGCTAATGCACCTTGGAGTATAACAATTAAAAATAGAAAGAAGAAATAAAATGAATGAATATGATGAAGTAAAAAACATATTAATTAAACACGACGCATTAGATAAAGATGCAGAGGACGCAGTTGAAATGGGAACAGTATTATATGATGAACTTTATGAATATTTCCAATCCGATATGCCTTATGGAGTACAGAAAGCAAGAGAAGGGGAGCCGGATATATGGATTGCAGATAGACTTGAAGAGTTAGGATTGTTAAAACAAGAATGATGGAAGATAAAGACATAAAGGAATATAATAAATTGATTAAGAAATTAGAAGAAGATAAATTCAAAAAAGAACAACAAGAACTTGATGAGAGTTATAAACAATCGTTAGCAAACAAAAAGGAACGTGATGATAAAGAAAAGTAACAAATACAAGTATATACAAGGTAAACAACTCACGGACCCCGGATCAGGGACCAGGATGTATGAGATCGGTAATTATAAATTACCGTCAGTGACTACTGTACTCGGCGCCACAAAGAATCAAGATTTTATAAAAAAATGGAAAGCTAAAGTTGGTGAAGAAAATGCAGAAAAAATAAAAAATCATAGTGCAAGTCGTGGAACTTGTATGCACAAATATCTAGAGCATTATGTTCTTGGAACTAACATCATAGATCTAACTCCCATAGGCCAACAAGCACGGCCCATGGCTGATAAAATTATTGAAGTAGGTCTAACGCCAGTAGACGAATATTATGGATCAGAAGTTATGTTGCACTATCCAGGGCTCTATGCCGGCGCTACAGACCTTATCTGCTCCCACAATGGTATGGAGACTGTCGTAGATTTTAAGCAAAGCAATCGACCAAAAAAAGAAGAATGGATTCAAGATTATTATTTACAAATTTCTGCCTACGCAATGGCCCATGATTATGTTTATGGGTCACAAATTAAACAAGGAGTTATAATGATTTGTACACCAGATCTTTATTACCAGGAGTTTAAAATTGAAGGAATACAATTAAGAAAATCTAAACATGAGTTTCTAAAAAGATTAGATATGTATAATGAACTACAGGGAAAATTATGTATAGATTAAAGGATAAATCATGACAGCTGCAATGGAATTAACATCAGTTACTTTATTTACAGCGCTTTGGATTTATTTACACTTAGGAGCAAATTTATAATGCCAAGAATTAAAGGAAGTGGGAAATATCCACTAAAATACACAAATCCAATAACAGGAGCCGTTTCAGACAATGCCCGGTATATAGATGAACAGGGAAACAAACGTAATGCCACTGCATCATTCTGTTTTGTTGAGGGGAAATGGGTTTCAATGCGGGATGCCCCACACAATAGAGAAACAAATAGAATATATCAAAATAGTAAACGAGGTTATATGTTAACTCTGCACAAGATGGCTAGAGCTCATTTAAAACAAAAATTAGAAAGAGGTAGACAAGTTTTAGGAGAAAATGAACTTATAGATTTTCCAAAGGAAGGTGTAAATCGTAAGAATCCTTTTATTGCACAAAAATTTATTAAACATTTTGATGAACAAGTAGCACATTATGGTTATAGATGTCCTTTGACTCATATTCCTTTTACAATGACTATGGCTAATAAAAAATTTGATATAAATAACCAAGTTAAAACTTTTTCCAATGTGTCTCCCGACCGTATCTTTAACAATATAGGTTATGATAAACAAAATACATTATTTACTTCCCAATTATGGAATTTAACAAAAGCTGAACGATCTCTTTTTGAATTACAAATAATTTTTAAACCTGAAATAATAGAACGGTATATAGCAATTATATTAGAACGATTTCCAGATCAAAGATACAAGATTAATGAGTTAGAGAACGGGGCGGAGCACCCTCAAGAGAGACGATAGGCTCTTAAGCTGTTAGGATGGCTTCTTACCCCTTTTCATCACGTCCTAGCAGCACCTATCATTACCCAATATTACTGGATCAAGAGGCATGGAACACGGACCATGGATCAATTAAGATGAATTGTGTTCTAATTGTGGCAAGATTAAGGCAGAATAAGGCAGAATCTAGGTGTCGCGGAAGTGTCGCGATTTGCATTTTACGCCATTCTAGGTGTCGCGATAGGTGTCGCGATTTGCTTCGAAGTGTCGCGATTTTAAAAGGAATGTGACAGATTGTCGCGATTGTGGACAGAATGTCGCACTTTTGGGGCTAGATTAGAATCATTCTAATGTATCGCGACACCTGGAGGCAAAATCGCGACACTTTTTATCGCATAAAACGACATCGCGACACTTTCGCGACACTACAGGTGTCGCGATGTTTTGGTCAATTGAAGCGCTTATACCAATGCTTCTAGGAGATAGGTCAAGCTTATTTACCAATCGCGACACCTTCCCAGATTTTTTAGCGCAAATAAATAAAAAAAATATAAATTACCCTTTTAGGTATCGCGATCCTATCTTGCCTTATTTCAGACACAATTGAATTACTTTTACCTTTACCCTGTCCGTACCTTTATTTTTGATATATAAAGCTTTTATGCCCAATAGAAAAAACAAATCTAGGAATTTAAACACCTATTCTAAACCTAAGTTGATAAAACAAGAGGCTACATTTCCATATTCAAGGTATAAAATTGATTGGTGTGATATTGTTACTGAAGGTGGTTGGGGTAGTGAAAAAGAATTTAAGAATATGAAACTGGCAACACCTGTAAGTGAAGGCTACCTATTTAGTAAAGACAAAGATACTGTAAAAATTTTTGCGGGTTATGATATTGATGATGATGGTACTATTACTTTTAGTGAACGTTCTGTTTTCCCGACTTCTTGTGTTCTGAAGATGACGAAACTTCATTAATTTCTTCTGATAATGCATCAACAGTCTTTATATTTAAAACCTGAGCGTAATCGTCTAGGATCTTTTTCATTTTTAATTCTATTTCTTCCTCTGACATATCTTCTAATTTCCCATGTTTTATTATTTTTCTGTCTATGTATAGTCCTGCTGCCTTGCCTCGAGATACTTCAGCGTTTACAGCAGAAGAGAAGCTACCTTTCTTTAAAGCAGCTACCTTAATTCTATCTAACTCCGCTAAATGTTTATCATAAGTAACTTCATGTTTAGCTAATCTCTCCTGTTTAAGAGAATCTACATATTGTACTACTAATGGAGATAGTCTGGGATTTAATAATTCTGAGCCTTCTTGTCTACATCTTTTATGACTGTAGCCTGCCAGCTTAGCTGCATCTGATTGAGACAACGGTCCCTCTTCATCACCGAATACTATAAACTCGGCAAATCTCTTTTGCATTTCTGTTAATCTTTTTGGAACTCCCATTTTTAATTAATCTCTTTTTTTCTAACTTCTCTAGTTAATTTTCTATCCACTTTTTGCCTTTTAATTGCACTTTTAGGAACAATGATTCTACCCAGTCTACCTTGTCGTTGGGAAGGTGAACTAAAGGGGTTTAGCTTAGGTGCAAATTTTTCAAATAATCTACGACCAACTCTTAATTCTCTTGGGGTTAAAGTTGTTTTTAAAATTAATCTATCTTTTTCAGGTACAGTTTTAACACCCCATTTTGAATCAATATCTGTGTTGCTTTTAGCAAAACTTTTAGCTGCGTCAACTCTACCAGTATCTGCCTTTTTAGTTTTAGCTCTCTCAAAAAAGTATCTTCCTTGGTATTTGTTATTAACCTTATTATCTGGATCTGAGGATATATCTTGTTTTTTACTCGTCCCTCTTATTGCAGACACATCTTTACTTACTCCACCCTTAGGGCCTGTTTTGTCTAACAATTCTGCACTAATAGTTGTATGTTTTTTATTTACTTTATCACTGATTTTAGTGAAAATTTCTTTAGCGGCAGTATAATTTTTTCTATTAAATAGTTTACTCATATAGTTTTTTACCCATGTTGACAGTTTAGGGTAACTTTGATATAAAGTCAAGATATGAAAGATGATTTTAGACCAAGCGCTGCACAACCAAATCCCCCTAAAGACAAACGTACATACACAAAACATAAAGAACATGGAGAAGATATGAGTCATGAAAATGAAAGGCCTCATACAAATGAGCCTAGAGAAGATAGAGGAGCGTTAGATTTAACCTTCCTTATTGAAGAGCATCAAAAACAAATCTGGGCTTATAAACAGAAAGAATCTGAATGGATTAAAACTGATAATATATTACAAGGTTCTAAAAAAATTATAGAAGAGTTAAGCACTAAGATAGTAGGTTTAGCTAGACGCACTCAAGAGTTAGAGTATGATAATAATACTTATAAAAAAGAAATAGAAAAACTTCTTGCAAAAACTAAAAAATGAGAGTAAGAGATTTACAAGAATTTTTATCTAAATTTACCGAGAATAAAAAAGACGGAACTCGTCAAGGTAATGCTATGAGTGATGCTGTCATCATGGTAGAGATCAATGGATTCTTAGAAGAAATTAAAAAAATGGAAGTCCACGAAAACAATCAAACAATAATTGGGTTAAGTAAAAACCACCAATCTCATCGTCTAGTTTTGAAAACAAAGACCGATAGAAAGATAATTATTCCAGATAAATTACGTGATGCACTCTAGTATTTGCATGACATGGTTACTCTAAAAAACATATGGGCCCAGAGGCTAAATTATACCAAAAACTTAAAAAGAATTTTAAAGAATTTTCTCTCATTAGACTTGAGAATCTTAGCTTACTTGGTACTCCTGATCTATTGGTCTACAATAATAATAGCCACTTCTTCACTATCGAATTAAAAGTTACAAAGAGTAAGAAAGTTCGTTTTTCTCCACACCAAATTGCCTTCCATTTAAGACATCCTAACAATACATTTATCCTTATAGAGGCCCGCGGTCCGTGGTCCTCTAATACTTATTCCATGTACCGTGGTTCACGGATCAGGGAGCTTGCTGCTTGTGGCTTGAAGCTTGAAGCTTGCTGCTTGGGGCTTGATGCTTGCCGCTTATATTTTTCTAAGCTCGGTGCTTGAGGCTTGGTGCTTGAGGCTTGCAGCTTTGGTCCCTGGTCCACGGGCCCTGAATATAGGAGCTCGAGACTTCCTCGGTCTAGGTTCCGTATTCTCTGGATTATGACGCTGGCACCAGCCGGTGCTATTTTTAAAAAACCACATTATAAATTATAACCTGGAGCCATCTTTAATGGAATATATAAAATTAAAGATGTAACGCTGACAAGGCTGCTCCAGATTATATTCCCGAAGGAATTTTTTTTAGTGTTTACCATAACTAATATTTGAAATGTCTTTATTCCAGCAAGCCCGGCACTCTTTACACTTGCCGCCCTGCGTTGGAGCTGGACAACTAGGCGCGCCATCTGTCACTACTGTTGACGTATGACTCCAGGCTTTTGGCGCTGGTCCGTCGACCTTGGACCCTGATAGTCTGATCACCATATTATCCGGAACCGCTTCAGGGTCTGGGAGGTAAGGCCGCTCTTGTGTGGGCATCCAGTGCTTTACGTGAGGCGTTAATCTTGCAACTTCTAAAATATTAGCCATATGCTCGTGGCTCTGTACATCGCCGGCGTCGTGCCATCTAAACCATTTTTGATTTTTAACTTTTGCAACCATCGCTTCAACCCATAACGGATGAGTGAGTGAGTTGAGTCTTACATATTGCGCTGCTTTGATAGCCGGGTATCTTGTATAATTACCCTTTAATGCATAGCAACCAAAACACGGTGAGCTTTCAACCTTCCGAAGTTTAGCGCCCGTTTGGCATTCCCATGCTGGTAGTGAGTAACTTAAGCCCGGCATTTTTGAGGTTTTTGTGAATGAGCCCGTAATCTTTAACGCATCTTTTATTAACATTTTATTCTCCTGTATAATTAATAGTACTATTTAATTGTGTCCGAATTAAGGCTTGCCGCTTGATGCTTGACGCTTGAAGCTCGGGCCCTGGTTCCTGGCCCGTGGAGCTTGAAGCTTTTAAAAAAGCGCTCGCAGCTGGCAAGATAGGCCCGCGGCAGGTATCTATGATCTTGTAGAAAGTAATGTGTAAGATCTCTATGTTTAATTCTTTTCATTAGTTTAAATCCTCCTTCCTGGATCCAGCGGTTACGACTCTTAGAGAATAAGATCTAAATAGATTCTCGTCCCATTTTTTAATAGAAGGGATTCTTTCCTCCATTTTTCCTCTGATCAGTTTCCAATCGTCATCGCTCATGGTTTTTACAAATTGCGTATATTGTTCTTTGGTATATTTACCCATTTTATTCTCCTGTATGTTTATTTATTATATAGTATTTAATTGTGTTCATATTAAGGCTTGCCGCTTGGCGCTTGAAGCTTTTATCCCTGGCCCGTGGGCCGTGGCCTATTTGGCCACCTCCTCGTGTGGTAATCTTGTTTCGTCCCATTTGCCGCCCAAACGCTCAGGTTTATCCTCATCCCATACGCCCTGTACATCTGGCATACTGGCAACGCTGTATCCAGCAGCCTGCAGGGCATTTTTAATCACCCAGGCCGCGTCTTCATAGTTCTCAGGTTCTCGATATTTTCTCCACTCAAATTTAACTTGTGCTTTCATTATTTATCCTCCCTTGCTCTTCGTAGTGTTGCGCTGTCTTCTTGATCTTTTTTCACCAGTCTCAGGATCTCTTCCATCGCATCGGCTATTCTTCTCAATTCAATATATTGTTGAACTGTTTCACCTTTTGTTTTTGTTTCATTATCCATTTTATTCTCCTTTATTGATTAAGTACTTATCCTATATTATCCATGAACCATTGTCAAATCTTTTTTTTATTTATATACAACTACAGGTTGCATCGCTTGGCGCTTGGCGCTTGGCGCTTGGTGCTTTTTTTTCTTTTTTTTCAACCTCAGGTTGTATGGGCCCTTGCGGGCCCAACATTCTATATTTTAACAGCTATGTAAGCTGTTTCATTCAAGACATCTTTTTCTTTTTTGTCCCAATATCTTTCTAGTTTTTTTTGTACTAGTCTTATTTTTGATTTAAATAAGATCTTGTTGTCTGTTGCTTTAGTTGGTAAAGGGTCCAAGTTCCAATCACAGC